GCCACAGGTGCCACGGGTGCTAGAGGTGCCACGGGTGCTACAGGTACGACAGGAGCCACAGGAGCTACAGGTTCCCAAGGGACAACAGGAGCCACAGGAGCTACAGGTTCCCAAGGGACAACAGGAGCCACAGGAGCAACAGGTTCCCAAGGGACAACAGGTGCCACGGGTGCTAGAGGTGCCACGGGTGCTACAGGTACGACAGGTGCTACGGGACCTCAAGGTGCCACAGGACCTATTTTAACTGGTAGCACCGCAAATTATGTTTTAACTAGTCAGCCAGCGGGTACTTTAGTATGGTTACCATCTCCTCAAGTAGTAACATCTGTAACTAGACCAACAGTACCATATGTAGGACAAATGATATACGAAACAAGTACTACAAATAACGGACTTTTTTTGCAATATTTACCCTCATTAGGATTGGGTGATGGTATTACTGGTTGGGTTTTGCCTTTCGCTCAATGTGTTCGTAGAATACAAACAACTGCTCTTACAGTAACAATGACAATTTCGAATATACCTCAATATGGAACAGGCTTACATTTTAGAGGAAGAATACGTTCAACTAGAACGAGTAACTTCTCAAATACAGGATGTAGATTTCAATTAAATAATGATACATCTTCTGTATATTCCGGTCAAATAAATCCATCAGGAGTATTTTTATTAGGTCCATTTGGATATATGGGACAATATCCGGCTGAAGGTATACCATCTGCTCCAACCGGTGAATTTGGTGCTTATCAAAATTATATTCCAAATTATTCAGGTACTAATGCTATTGTTGCTATTCAAAGTACTGGGGGTGGATTTAGTGGTGGTGTACCTGTAGTTGTAAATAATATATATGCGCCTGCTGTAGCAACTACTGGTATAACATCAGTTACAGTTCTCGATGATAATGGCAGTAATTGGGCTATTGGTTCAACATTAGAAGTTTGGATTGAAATGTAATAAATTTAATATTTACTATAATAAAAAGTTTATATATTTTCTTTTCACGAAGTTATGAAAAATTAATAATATATAATATTATATTATTAATAACATACTATGTCATATTCTAGAACTTATAGCGAATATTTAGGCGCACGTCGATGTTGTAATAGTAGTTCAGCTGGCGCACAAGGACCGCAAGGAGTGCCAGGAGCAGGTGGCCCTATTGGGTTTCAAGGTCTAACAGGAGCAACAGGTCCATCAGGAGGTGCTCAAGGTTCGACGGGTCCTCAAGGTCTCCAAGGAGTAACAGGTACTACTGGTTCCCAAGGTCTCCAAGGAGTAACAGGTGCTACAGGTGCTACAGGTGCTACGGGTGCTCAAGGTGCTACGGGTACTACGGGTTCCGTAGGTATGACCGGTGCTACTGGTTCCCAAGGTCTCCAAGGAGTAACAGGTGCTACAGGTGCTCAAGGTGCTACGGGTGCTCAAGGTGCTACGGGTACTACGGGTTCCGTAGGTATGACCGGTGCTACAGGTGCTACGGGTGCTACGGGTTCTACAGGTGCTACAGGTGCTACGGGTGCTACAGGTGCTACGGGTGCTACGGGTTCTACAGGTGCTACAGGCGCTACAGGTGCTAAAGGAGCAACAGGTGGTAGCCCATGGATACCAATGAATGGTCTAGGAATAACTGGTGGTGGATATACAGGAATTGGTGTAACAGGACAAGACGTGCTTATTTATGGCAATTTATTAGTCACTGGCGGAATCGACCCAATTTATTTAGCATTAAGCCCGCAAGCTGTAGGTCCAACTGGATTTGTAAATCCATTATGGGTTGATAATAGTGGTTTTTTACGGTCAGAGAAAATTTTATTACAATCTGGTAATACTGGCATTAATTGTTCTTTAACACCTTACGGAATGACTGGTAGCGGACCTCTTACTATTACGGCAACAGAGGCTCTTACTTTGAGTTCTCCAATTCAAGCGATAAACTTGAATGGCGATAGTATATCTTTAAACACAACAGGTAATAATATAGGTATTAATTCAGGCACCTCTATTAATATTATAGCAACCGACGGTGTTTATTTGACTGCGAGTAACGACCCGATGACTTTGACTTCTGCTTCTTTAATGACTATAACTGGCAACGACGGACTTACTATGACTGCGAATAATAATCCTATGACCTTGAGTTGTGTTGGTGCTGCTATTGTTATGACTGCGAGTGACGATATTGGTTTGACTACGGCGTTAGACGCTATAAATTTAAGTGCTGGTTTGAATATCAATTTGAATGCCCTTAATGTTAATTCTTACAATTATGCTATGCCTATTTGCTTTGACCTTGTTGAAACATCAACAATAAATTATACACTCGTCGGTCAGCAAATGGAATTAGTTTATCAAGGTACATTTAGTCTTCCTTATCAGTTTTTTAGTGATACACCATTAGTTTCTTATACATCTACAAGGTGGAAAATTGATTTTCAAATTAACTGCTATAACTCATCTGGTGGACAAGGTGATAAAGGGTTCGCTTCTTATATTGACTTTGAAGACCAATCAACCAATATTTATACACCATTTTTATTTAACGCTACAACACCATTCGCAAGATTTTTTAATACTTCATCTTATAATCAAGCATCACCTTCTTTATTTTCTTGGGGTTGGAGTGATTTTGTTGATTTTGCTGGATTAGTTGGAACTGGAAGCGGTAATCTGCCTTTAAAAGTAAATCTGTATGTTGCTGCTGATAATGTTTTAACTGGTGATTTTAAATGGAAAGTTAGTTTAACGAGAACTAATGGACTTTAAAATATACTTTCCATAACTTCGTGAAAAGCAAAAGCAGAATTAATAATATAAAAATTAATAATATAAATATTATATAATAATAAATGGCATTTACTAGATTTCACGACGACCCCGCAAGAGTAGCAAAACAATTACAACAACAGACTGACCAGGGACGCTGGGCAATTGATGTGCCCGGTAATGGCGACAAACCGTGCTTTATGATGGACCCGCAAATTATCCCGCAAAAATGGGGCGGCAATTTGTGGACCAAATCCATCGACATTCAAAGTTCACTTTTAGGAATAGATAGGCCCTTGACCAGGGATTGTATGAAGTCCAAATATGAACGCAAAGTTTTGGGTGCTAGTCCAATTGTATATCCTGAATGTGATACTCTGACAACTGACCAATCTAGAGTGACCGCCCCTGCTTGGATGTATCGCGATTTGCCTCAAGACCACTCGTATATTTTACCTGAGAATCCCCAAGCACATACCGAAATGCACTTTAGAAATAATGTTAGTACAAGAATTTTAGAAAAAGATAATTTTAGAAGAGATACTGTATGTCCTGAAAACAACCAAGAATATACCAAACTTATTTTAAATGCCAATAAAAGTAATTCTAAAAAGGGAGAAAATAAAAAACAAGTAAATAAAGAAGGTTTTTCAAATAATATTTATAATAATAACATGTCAAATGTAGGCAAAAATGTGAATATTGAATATGCCAGTCGCCAATTTGACGCTTTAAATGGGACTTATAAAAAACATTTACGATAATTTTCTTTAAAAAAGAAAGTATATATTATATACTATATATAATATATAATGGAAATAGCTATACCACTTATCGCATTAGGAGGAATGTATGTTGCCTCCAATCAAAATAAAAATAATAAACATAACAAAAATAGCAATAGTAAACAAGACAATTATAAAAAAGAGAATTTTGAGACAATGGGTGCTAAGCCGAACTATTTGCCAAATACCAATGTACCTCCCACAAATTACCCGATTTTGAACAATAAGGAGCTTGTTGACAATGTTCAGGAATATGTCAATCCAAATGTAGCAACTGACAAATATTTCAATCAAAACGCATATGAGCAACGCCAGCGTGCCGGTGGAAAAGTGAGTGACACAATTCAACAAGTTTATTCCTTATCCGGCAATTATATGGATTCTCAGGAATTTAAACATAATAACATGGTTCCTTTTAATGGAGGCAAACCAAAAGGTCAAATCTATAATAACAATAATGCTGAAACTATTTTAGACAATTATATTGGCTCCGGTTCCCAGATAATTAAGAAGATTGAACAGGCGCCATTATTTAAGCCTCAAGACAACGTTCAATGGGCTTATGGTGCGCCAAATATGAGTGATTTTATGCAGTCACGTGTCAACCCCGCTTTAAAGAATAATATGGTCAAGCCATTTGAATCTGTACAAGTTGGTCCTGGTTTAGGAAAAGGATTTTCTGCCGAAGGCAGTGGTGGTTTCAATTCAGGAATGGAAGACAGAGATGCGTGGTTAGACAAGACTGTCGACCAATTGCGTGTCTCAACGAATCCCAAGTTAGAATATAGTTTAGACAATCTCCAAGGTCCGGCTGGTTCTGTAATAAAGAATGTTGGAATTCAGGGTAAGGTTGAGAAATATAGACCCGATGGTTTCTTTATTAACTCGCAAGACCGTTGGCTGACTACAACTGGTGCTGAAAAGGCTACACGTATGGTTGCTAGTGAAGTATTCCATACTTCTAATAGAAATGAGACAACTAAGCAGGTTACAGGAACACCCAACTCTACCATAAAGACTGCTGGTTATGCTCCTACAAATCACGAGGAGACCAAGCGTATTCAATTAGAGGGTTATGATGTAACACATTCATCCGCAGTTGGGCGCGGACCTCACACAGATGGTGATGTTAACAAGAAAAGTCACACAAATTATGCGAATAATAGAAGTACAAATACGCAACCAAGAGCTTATGGTACTGGATTTTCAGGCGCAATTGGTGCTGTAATTGCGCCAATTATGGATATGTTGAAGCCGTCAAAGAAGGAAGAATATAGCTGTAACATGCGTGTTTATGGAAATGTGTCAGGTGAAGTTTCAGGTAACTATGTTCATACACAGGGTGATATGCCAAGTACAACTGTTAAGGAGACTACTCTTTACCAACCAAATGGCAATATTGGCAACCAAATTTCAGGTGCTTATCAGGTAACTGAGCAACAGAGTATTGCCAATCAGCGTGACACTACTAGTGAGTTTTGTCAATTTAATCCGGTTGGAGACAAGTCTGGACAAAGACTATATGACGCGGATTACAGGCAAACTAACAATGAAGCGAAGGAAAAGTTGGTTGCTGGAAGAATAAATCAGGGAAATGCCAAACAATTTAATTCATCGGTAAATATGTCTATGTCAAAGTTGGATTCAGACCGCGACAATAACCGTATGTGGACACCTAGTGCTAATATTGCTCTTGGACCGTCTACACAGACTTATGGAAAGACTAATGCGCCACAATATGTAAATTCTTACCAAGATAACAATCGCATTGACCCAGGACTATTGGATGCTTTTAAAGCAAATCCATATACACATAGTTTGTCAAGTGCGGTTTAAGCGGAAAAGACTTTATAAAATAAACATTTCGTAATATTAAAATATAAAAACACTGTTTTAATATTACATAACTAACAAAGTAAATAATGATAAATATTCATCAACCTATAAAAGAGAAACTGGCATATTTTCATAATAATAAAAAAATACCTAATATTATTTTTAATGGTCCATCTGGCAGTGGAAAGAGCTGTATTGTAAATGACTTTATATCACTCATATATGACGGCAATAAAGAGAAAATAAGGGACTTTGTTATGTACGTGAATTGTGCCCATGGAAAGGGTATCAAGTTTATTCGTGAGGAACTGAAATTCTTTGCCAAAACGCATATTAATTCAAATGGTGGCGATGTGTTTAAAAGTATTATCTTGTTAAACGGCGACAAACTAACAATGGATGCTCAATCTGCTTTGAGACGATGTATTGAATTATTCAGCCATAATACACGATTTTTCATTATCGTGGAAGATAAATATAAAATATTAAAACCTATTTTGTCGCGTTTTTGTGAAATATATATACCAGAGCCTGAATACAATGGTAAAGTCATTAATCTATATCAGTATAATTTACAACAAACTTTTAAAATGTGCGACTTAAAAGCAAAACGAATTGAATGGTTAAGAGCCGAGCTCTGTAAAACTTGTATTTCAAGTCCTTTAAATGAGGTCAATATTCTTAATTTTGTTATGAAGTTGTATGAAAAGGCTTATAACGCGCTTGATATAATAGAGATGTTAGAAGACGGGCATATAAAAACATTAGACACTAATAAGACATTTGAATTATTAATTGCCTTTAATAAGGTGAGAAAGGAGTTTCGCAATGAGAAACTCTTGATGTTGTTTGTATTGAATTTTATTTACTTAGACAACAAAATGTCTTTGGAAAATATTTCGTTTATGTAAAATAAATATATTAGTATTAGTTATTTATTTTAGTTATTTATATGTTAAGTTTTAACTGCATACTTATCAATTGTCACCGCCTTGGTAACATTTTTGACTATTTTGTCTATATTGTCCTGCTGTTCTTCAACAGTTGTACCTGACATTGAATTCATAACAATTTTTAAATATTTGTCGTTCTTTTTTGACATAGGGTCCGTACAATTTGGATTCTCCTTTATCCATTCATTAATTTGTCGAATATTTTTATTTGCTATTTTCTTTATTGCGTCTTTCAAAATAGCCCTATCTTCAGCTTCTTTTATCCATTCATCATTATGTTTAATATATAATGTTTCACGTTTTGAATCACTACAATGAATTGGTCTTAAAAATGTATTTAAATTGTTCAGATTTTTCACACATATTTTTGATACACCATCAGCATAACCTACATGTGCGAAGTTTTCCAAGTCAGATAGCTGCATCTTAATTGTATCCACAAATTCACTCATATTCAAGGCATCTTTACATTTTTCATTTAAAAATACCTGTAAATTAAATGTGTTTGTATTATTGTTATTACAATTAGTATTATTAATAGTATTATTTGTATTAAATTTTTGCGCCATTTCCATCATTTGTTTCTGTTGTTCCATCATAAACATTTGAAATTCTTGATTTTGTTTTAAAACATCTAACAACATTTGTGGGTCGATGTTATATACCGCCTTTTTACTTTTGGTTCCCTTGGTTTCGTCGTCATCTTCTTCTGATTCGAAAAAGTGTTCATCTTCTTTGTCATTTGTCTTATCAGTTTTATTAATACATTTTTTTTTGTGTGCACAAAGGCTTGATAAATGTTTATATTTATTTCCACAAATACATGTAAATATTGTTGGTTGAACTTTGATGTTAGGAATTGTGTTAGGTTTTGTTAGGATTGAATGTTTCAGTGTCGTAATATGTCTATTCCAGTCCCCCTTTTTGCTACATTTGAAGTCACAAGTTATACATTCAAATTTATTGGATGTAAATGATGTAATTATGTTAGGATTTTCCATATAAATATACTAAGAAAAAAAACTCCTAAATATTTCGCATGATTTTTGTAAAATTTATCGTAACGTTTTTTTCAAACAAAAAAAACAATTGTGACGATATTGGTCTCAACTCAAAAAAGTGATGTTTTTTGAAACTTTTCTCGGGTTTCAAATTCTGGACATTTTAAAAATGTCCAATTTTCATTTTCCTTTTTACTTTTTGGGATTTTTTTTCACTTTTCAAAATAAGAATATGAACATATATATTAATATTTTGCTAGGAATACGAGTAAAATATACAGGTGTACTTAGGATTATTTTACACGATATTGGTGTCAATTGACGTATTTTGTTGGCTATTTATAAGCTTATTATATTCTTCACGAGTTATTATTACAAAATCATCATTGTTTATTAACTTGGGTATTGTAGGTACATTTTCAATCATTGAATCAGGTTTTATTTTCTTATATAAATAATAGACCCCGTTTGCTGATTGATATATAATCCAAGTGCTACATTTAACAATTATATTTAAGGAAATACTAGTAACTAAATCGACTAAATAATAAAAAACCATTTGTTAGTTATACATTTAAATAATAAAGAATAACTAACAAATCAAAATTAAAAAATAAGTTTAAAATATCAAAAAAAAAGGTTCGTTATTATCATAAACATGGATGATTTCAATGTTAGTTCATTACACGAATCAAAGAACGAATGGGGTGCTCGTTTGCTAACCATTTTGACGCCATTAATTATTGAAGGATTTAAGTCAATTTTTGACGAATCTGTAACACTTTGCAAAACAAATAGTGAAATGGATAAGTACTTAATGACATTCCAGAATCTTATTACACGTATTCCAAAATGGAATGCTAATATTATTGAAACTGAAAGAAAACGAATTATTGAGAAAAGTTGCTGTAACTATTTAGAAGAATTAGTTACATGTGTTCATATTATTCAACTGAAATTATTAACAGCAATGCGTGTAGGACAAAAACAGAAAAAAATAGATATTAATATTCCCAAGTTGGATGATTTTATTCACAAGGCTTATATTAACGTAGCTAGAAAAGTCTACAAAAATGTTTATCTATTTGAAATAAGCGCAGTCCCTTTACAAGTACAGAAACATAACCGAGAGTTGGAAATAATTGTCCAAGAATGTATTTTGAACGCAGTAAGAGAAAGCATCCCAATTGAGGGAATTTTAAGAGCTTATATGGATGAAACTGTTGAAGAAGATGTTGTCGAGGAAATTAAGGAACAAGTAGTTGAAAAAACTGTCCCGGCAAATGCTAGAGGCGATTCTGAATTTATTTCAGAAGTAAAGGCAAAAGAAAAGGAAGACCAAATCATTAAACAACAGTCATCAGAAACACAATCAGCGTCATTAAAATTTAATGATGTAGATTCTGTTTTAAACAATAATAACAAGGAGGAGTTTATAAATGCTCCAAAAACTCTTGACAGATTAGAAGAAATTAGCAAATTAAGAAATGAACAAAGAAAGAAGGACGAAGAAGAAGATGATGATGAAATATTGAAAATCTCCGACCAAGATGTTGAATTAGGAAGTTTAGATGTCCATATAATTGGACAACCGGAAGTTAAACTGAACGATTCATTTTTATTAAATGATATTGAAATACTTACATAAATACAAAATATACTAGGGAAATAAATGAATAAAATAAATAATTCAAAAATGCGTTAATATTTAAATAAGAAACTAAAAATATATTGTAAATGGATAATATATTTTTAATAGCTGGTATTATTTCCGTAATATTTTTTCTTGTAAAATTCTTGGAAATGAGGTATGTTGACAAAGAAAGCAAGCCTTTAAAGTATCTTATTCGGGATACTTTAGTTGTATATATTAGTGTGATTACAGGTAATTTTATATATGAACAGGTTACACCAGTATTAGAAGAGACTGTTAAGACACAAAGTACACCAATTGCGTTTACTGATGAAGCCCCGTTTTAAATAGTGTATTTCTAATTGCTTCAATTTGTAATATAAAAGGGTCTTTTATATCCGGATTATAAGTCCAAATTCTATTTAAACCTATAATCTTAAATGCTCCATAACAAATTAGACCAAACCAATACAAATTTAGACCAAATAATAAAAATATTGTCATAATAATTATTTTGTCGCACATAAAAAACCGGTTATATTTAATTATATTTTCAATCAATTCTTGATTGGTAATAATATGTTTAAAATATAAATATATCCTTGTATAAAAAAATGTTATAGCAAATAGACCATCATTTATTGGTTGTATAAAGTTAGGTATACTAACAAATTTGATTACTGATGGATGTCTAATTATGTTTCTAATACTTAGAAATATGTTACTTACTTCAGCAAAAGCTAATATATACAATTCGTTTTTAATAAATGGACCTATATCCCGGCACAAAATATACCAACCAAAAATTAAGATGAATATAATATGATGAATTTTTAATTCTATTTTTTCAACAAAAAAAAGATGAATTATTAAATATATTACAACTATTATAAACAAATAATTTAACCATTTTATGTCTTTATCAGACGAGCTAAATTTGTATAAACAGAAACAGGCATATAATGAAACAATTAATGTTGTTATATATTGAGATGTGTCTTTGTTAATTATATCATTATCATTTAATTTATTAGTCATTTATAAGTATTTATTATAAATAACTAGGATTGAAAACGAATTTTTTTACTCTTTACCAAAGGTTTTTACTCTTTACCAAAGGTTTTTACTCTTTACCAAAGGTTTTTACTCTTTACCAAAGGTTTTTACTCTTTACCAAAGGTTTTTACTCTTTACCAATAGCATTTTTAATTTCCTCAATTTTCTGTAAAAATGGGTCATTTGTATC